GGACCATTCTGATGCGACAGCTCAGATTGCTTATGCGGTGTCCCTGTACATGAAAGGGACATCGCGGTTCGGATGGTACGCCGTAGGCAAGGACCCCTCAGAAATGGGGGACATGGTGACAGAGTTTGCGAAACTGCCTGGCCGAAAGGTCTTGTCAGATTTTTCACGCATGGATGGGCGTGTTTCCATTGACTTACGTAGGTATGTTGTGGAAGCATTCCTGTACAGGCTTTTCGACAAGGACCACCATGAGTTCATTGAGTCCACCTTGAAGAAGGAAGAGAGAGTATTTCTCCGATCTCCTGGTGGGCACTGCGAAGTCACAGTTGGTAGCAACATTTCTGGGAGCGGATTAACTACCCTCATCAACACTCTGATCAACGCCTTTGTGGAATTCGTTTCAAAGAGGCGGTTTGGGTACACTCTTAAGGAGATTTTAACAACCTCTCCTTTGGGCCCGAAGTTCGGAGATGATGGGTTAGCCATTGAGTTGGACGAGACCAAGAGCTACTTGACCGAGGCGGCAGCCGAGGTAGGTATGGTTCTCGAACAGGATGCGCGCGCCGAGACCGAACCGTTGGAGTTTCTATCCCGTAAATACCCCGCCCCAAAGTTCTACACCGTGAGTCATCCGGTGGTGAATTTGAACGGCAGAAACGCAATCGCAAAAGGGGGTTCACAACCCCTCGGGGGTGGTGGCTTTCATGCTTGGTGCAAAGGCATCTTAGCAACAGAAAGTCATGTTCCACTCTTGTCAGATTTTGCAGACGCAGGGTTACGGATAGCCACAGAATCGGAATTGGCTGCAAGCGACATAGCCATTGAACAGGATCGGGAGCTGTCATACAAGATAGCACAGGGCCCTTATCCCGTTCCAGCCGACGAGACAGCGAAGGAGCTGTTACTCGAATCGGTCTGCACTTCTCTTGAAATAGGATGTATATCCGAAATGCTCAAGATCGTGTCTGCTCTCAATGAGGCAACCGATGCTCAGAGTATCAACGAGTGTGAACTTCCGCACACCGTTGAGCAATTCGAGGAGAAGGTAGCAGCGATCGCTATTTAGGGATCATAGTCCTCAAGCCCACATAGGACTTTAATACTCGGGCGGTTGGAGGGGGTTCCAATTAATTGGAATACCTTTTTACAGAATCATGGCAAATAACAAGAAACAGGCTCAGAAGAAGAAACCACAACAGCAGCGCAGTGCCCCTAAGGTGGCAACTCGTACTGTTGTTCGTCATGCCGAGAAACACTCGTATGATGAGAAGGCGTATGCTAGGTTGTTGATGAACCCTTGCACCGGAGATATGGTAAAGCCTTGCTACCAAGGAGCAGGCATGGCTTACCGAATCCGGGTGCAGTCGTACATCACCCCAGAGATGTTAGCTGGGGGGTCATCCCCCAACGCCTCTGGACATGTGAAACGTAGTTGCGTGGTCGCTTTTGTCC